TATATGGGACCAATCCATAATCTTTGGCGACTTCAAGGAATTGATTTAGTTCATCTCGTGTATAAACATTATGTTCAGTATCTCTACGTGGTCGAGATGTCTTCTTTGGAATAATGATCCGTTTTAATGGATTTTCAGAAACATAGTTTAACCTAATACCATATTCAAATAGGGCATTGAATTCATTAATTGCATCCCTATATTTAACAATCTGTTTTGCTTTTCTATCAGCCCACTTTTGTAATTCAGCTACTGTAATCTTGTCAATATATTGATTACCAAAATCCGGAATAACATGGTTATCAAAGACTTGTTTATTTTTATTTGCAGTGGATTCTTTTACTTGGGTCTTATAGTTTTCAAACCATAGATCACGTAGTTCAGATACTTTAATTTGCTTCTGTTTCACAAAACTATCTGGTTTAATTTGTGACATTTTATTAAATACGGCTTCTGCTTCAGCATAAGATTTAAAACCCCGTCTGCGAGTAATGATAGGCTTACCATTGCTGTTAGTGCCTAGATAAATCTGAAACATATACCGCTTCTTACCAGATTTTAGTTTGTAATCTTTGATACTTGTATTTTTTCTTTTTGGCATAATAAAAAACCTCCTATTGTAGCCTAAATATGAACTCTGCTACAATAAGAGGGCAGAGTTCATAATTTTATGGCTTTGTTAATTAAAACATTCATTTGAGCTATTGGCGTAGCTCATTTCCTTATCCCGCTGATGTTGGCGCATCAGTGGGATTTTTGTTTATTTTTTAATAGTCCGTATCATAACTTGAATCATCATCGTTTGTATCGTAACTAGAATTATTGGAATCTGCGTCTTCATCATTAGAACCCTGTTGTAATAATTGTTTACCTTTTTCAGTGTCCGTTCCATCAGGATTCATGTAACCTTCACGAATAGCCCAATCAATTTGTCCCTGTACCCAAGGATCAGGATCACCATTTACATTCGCGCCAGCAGCATGATCTTGCCCCGGTAAGAGTGGGGCACCTTTCGGATCGTGTCCGAGTTCTTTGTTAATCTCACCTTGTGATTTAGGCTTAGATTGTTGCTTAGCTGTGTTACTATTTTGAACAGTTGATGAGGAAGATTGTGCAGTAGTCTGCTGGGAAGAAGATTGCTGACTGGAAGAATTATTATCAACATTTGATTTATTTTCTGTATTAGTCTTCCCACTTAATTTATCTTTTTCTGCTTTAGATAAAGATCTCAACGGTACTTTATGTAAGTTTGAATACTTGATGACAAATGAGCCTAGAGTAGATGTTACTTCTTTCACTTTAACAAGGACTATATCTCCAACCTTTACTTTTGGATTATGTGGACTAACAAAGTTTAAATGCTCGCCAGTTTCTAAATTATATCCAAAAGCACTTTTAGGCCTTAAGTCGTTTACTCTAAAACGAACAGTTTTACCTTCAAGAACTTTTCCCGCATTTAATGCTGCTTCAGCATCTTCCGCTGTTGCATAATCAGGCTTTGGCAATTTTGCTGCTTTCTTTTTATGCACACTTTTAGATGATTGAACAGTTGAATTTGACTTATTTGAATTTGATGAACAAGCTGCAGTAGAAATTCCCATTGCTACTAGTAAACTTGCTGTGATAATATACTTCTTTTTCATTTTTTCCTATACTAATTATTCTGGTTGTGACATTCAAAAATAGCTATAATTCATGGATTAAGTTATTTTGTTAAAAGATTAGAAATGATTGTAGTGATTACTGAAATAATAATTCCACCAATAGCGGTATATAATAACCAGTTTATTTTTTCTTTGTTATTATTTGCTGTATTTTTAACATCATTGACTTTTAACTCAAGATCGTTGAAATGTTTATCCACTTCATTAAATCGTTGATTCATCTGCTGTTGCATCTCAGCGAATTTATTATCCATATGATGCAAGAGTTTTTCGTTGCTTAATTCTAGTTCCTGATGAGTTACATATTTATTGTTCATAGGTGGTTCACCTCCATTACCATTATTATCTGATAATTTAGATGAACGATTCAAGTCTTTGGGTTCAATTGCTTTTTCACCATATAAAGATCTTATATTATTACTTGCCATCGTTGATAACCTCCGAAGGAATAACTGTATCAAAGAAAACTCCCTCATTTTCATCAGCATCAGTTTTTTGATTCATAACATCCTTAGCAGAAACAGAAAATCTATATCCAACTAGTTTATATGGCTTAAACTCACTTGGAAAATTCATACTGAAATTTAATTTAAGTAATCCATCTTGTGGCAAGTCTCTGGTTGAAATTGCAGTTTCTTGATATAGCAATGCAGATTCAAACTCTCTCTTTTCATAAGTAGAAAGATGAAAGAAAATATTTTCTATATTTGAAAAGTGAGCTTTAAAACTATCTGGTAGATAGACTATACATTCAGAGCGCACATCTTTATACTTTTTATTTTCAAAAGGAAGCATATATAGCTGCTTTCCAGACGAATCCATTATTTTAAATGATATGACGGAAACATTATATTCATTTTTTACATCCATTTTTATCCTCATATTACTTTTTACTATATAATTGCATAAAGCTGCGCGATCGGAACGAGCGCGCAGCTTGCTGTGCTACACTTAGGAGAGTGACACAACATGAAGGAGCGGGCGCCCTAAGAGCTTTTTTAATAGGGATGCCTGCTTTTTATTTTGTCGATAAATATCCAAGTAGCCAATCTTTATAGGAAGTGGAATGCTAAGAGTAAAACTTTCAAAAAAATGTTTAGCTTCATCTATCAGTTCATCTACTTCATTATCGCTTAGTTTTTCTAAATCCATTAATTAATTCTCTCTATCCTTTTATTATTTACAGCTTACCCGTAAATTGAATTGCTTTATCTATGATTTTCTTTGAATACTCAAGCTTGTTCCTCAAGTAAGTAGTAGCAATCTCTAGGGATGCCGAAGGCTTCGGCAAAGGTGTACATATTATAGAAGTAAATATCGTGTAAGTCGCAATATTCAGTTAAAAGATACAAGCTGAACTCATTTGCTTCTCGTTCTAGACGATAACGATTTATAGAACTGGCGCTAAATTCCTTTCTAGAGTGTCCTAAAAATAAATGTCCCAACTCATGGCCTATAATAAAAGGAATTTCATCTATGTTTCGCCAGTTAGCATTAATTACGGCAGTGCGATACTCGGGGAAAGCTTCGGAGGGATCATCGTTTTCTGCGGCGTAAGAGAAAGTAACACCGTACTGATGATCCAGAGCGTAATTCATTAACCACCTAATTACTTGATTTCTAGCTGCTGTTTTCTGTTCAGGTGTTTGGTACATGGGCTATTGATCCTTTTTTGGAAGATTATGTTTTTCTGCGTACTGTTGGGCCAGTAAGCGGAAAGTATCGTTTAAATCTTCCGAAATAACTCCTTTATAAGGCAGACCAAGGTCTTCATAATTAAGTTCAGTAGAAGTATGAGTAGATGTCTGTCTTCCTAACAGTTCATCAACAGTTTTATCAAAAAAATCTGCAATGAGTAATAAAGTCTGATTACTCGGTTCTCTTTTATTAGTTTCGTACATTCCTAATGTACTTGTTGCAATCCCTAAGCGATCAGCAAGCTGCGCTTGTGATAAGCCTCTGGATTTTCTTAAGTTAGATATATTTTCTCCAAGTGAAGCCATATAGCTGCCTCCTATATCACTATTTGTCATTATAATATCACAATTAGTGATATTATTTTATATTAAATCACGAAAGGTGTTGACTTATCACGAAATGTGATATATTATAATCACAGAACGTGATTGAGAGGTGAGAAAATGAATGAAATTTTAGTCAGACTAAGAAATGAACGTCATCTAAGCCAAGAGGAGGCAGCTAAAGAAATTGGATTAAGTCAATCTATGTTGTCTTCTTTAGAACATGGATCTAGAGAAGGCAGTGATACTACCAAGATTAAAATAGCTAAATTTTATGGTAAATCTGTAGATTATATTTTTTTTGCAAGTAAAATCACGTAACGTGATAAAAATGATTTTAAATAGAAAAGAGATACCGTATGAAAGATTTAATTCAAATAAAAGTAGAAAACGATCAGCAATTAGTAAGCGCTAGAGACTTACACAAAGGATTAGGACTTAAAAGAAAATTTACTGATTGGGTGAAACAAAACTTTAAGGATTTTGAAGAAGGGATTGATTATGAGGGTTCACTTATAAGTACACCCTATAACAAGAAATATCCCGACAAGCTTCAAACAATTCAAGATTATGCCTTAACAATCGACATGGCCAAACAGCTCTGCTTAATGAGTAGAACCGAAAAAGGTAAAGAGTACCGTAAATACTTAATCGAAGTAGAGCGTAAATGGAATGATCCACAAGAAGTAGTTAAGCGTGGTTATGCAATCTTACAGAATGAAAACACTCAGTTGAAGCTAGAAAACAAGAATTTAACTGTCCAACTTGAAGAAAGCAATAAGAAGGCTAGCTATTTAGACATCATCTTAGGAACACCAGATGCATTAGCGATTACGCAGATTGCCGCTGATTATGGCTATGGCGCAGTAAACTTCAACAAATTGCTGAAACAAGTTGGTATCCAACACAAAGTTAATGGTCAATGGATTCTTTACAAGGTTTACATGGGCAAAGGCTATGTAGTAAGTCAAGCTTTCACTTTTAAAGATCATTTAGGCAAGGACAGAAGCAAAACGACTACTTATTGGACTCAAAAGGGGAGAAAACTTATCTACGACGTACTTAAAGATAACGACATTCTACCGTTGATTGAACGTGACGATATTGCATAAGAAGATTAGACGCATAGAGGTAGTAGAAGTGAAAAAAGAGCAAAAGAAAAAAGCCAACTTAAACTGACCTTTTTCAAACAAATAGTAAAGAAGAGGATAGGTTAATGACACAATTCATTTGGATTTTAATAGCAGATGTTATAGCCATTTTATTAGATAGATTGATTTTAAAACGAATAGCAGGTGAAGCTCTTGGCTTCCCTTACTACATTTATATCGGATTTGTAACTTTAATCTTTTACATATTGTTTGTTTAGCAAACGTAAAATTTCAGAGTTAACTTTTTTAGATTGAGCGTGAAGATCATTGAAATTTGGGTCATGTTTATCTAATTCTTCAATGACGCTAAGAATAATTTTTTGATCATTTGTTTGGAGATAAGGCAGAAGCATAAGTCCAAGATTAACAGCTTCACGTCGTTTAACGAACCTATCTTTTATAGTGGCTGAATTTGAGTATAGAACGACACATTCATTAATTGCGGATACGAAATCTAATAAAGCATGTACATATTGTTCTCTGTCTTGTTTTTTTATTTTATTATCTCTTTCACGTTTATTGTCATCCCTAATAGATTGTTTTAAATCAAATTCTCTTTTACTTAAACGATAGTCAAAAAAACTTTTAATAATTTGAACTAGTACAGGGGAAACAATAGCGGCAATAGCAATGACAGTAGTGATATTTGTTGAATTCAATTTCATAATTAGACCTTTTGATTATTTAAATATATGTAATTTTATCAAATAAGGAGATATCGGTGAACGAAGAGCAAAAGAAAAAGCAGCTCATTTTTATGGAAGCTGCCAATAAGTACTTTAATCTAATGAATTTGGTTGTATGTAGTAATTGCCACAATGTTGTCCATGATGGCAATTACTGTGAACAATGTGGAATTCAATTAACAAAAATAATGTTTTTAAAAAATAAAAATATTGTAAGTGAAAAGATTAATAAATGTGTGATTTGTGGAGAAAAGCACAGTTAAAAATAAATGACAATACATGGATTTGCGATAATCGTGCACAAATTCAAGGAGAGCTAACAAATTAAATTTTATTCTGAATAAGGAGATAATTCCAATGCAAATTGCAATCCCAGAACGAGTTATTGAAAGAGCTATTCAACAGAAGTATTTCAATGTGACAGCATCAGCAAACTTCCTAGGAGTTAGCCCATCTACATTTAGAATTTGGCTGAAAAAGTTTGATTTTAAGCCAATTAGTATTGATGGCCAAATCTTATATGACAAGGATGTCTTACAAAAGTTTATGGAGGATCACCAACTATGAGTAAATGGATTAACCACAAGATCAACGAATTCATGGGTACTGATTTCACAGTACGTGAAACAGAAATACTTACGCTAGGTACCATGTGTACAGCATTAGTAGCACTTATTTTTACGATGTATACAGCGATTTTTCCAAATATTTAGGGAGATGAGATAAATGACATTAGAAACAAAATTAATCAGTAATAGCAATGCTTTCTTCGCTAGAGAGACACGGCAACCGCTTATACATGATGAATATCAAAAACAATTTGAGACAGATTTAATGACAACAAAAAAGCCGTTAACTGCGCCAACAGTTTAACGACTACAAAAAATACAAAACCAAAGGAATTATAACATGAATAAGATTAACGAAGCTAAAAAAGACATGATTACGTTTGAAAATGAAAATTTCCCAATTAGTTTTAAAAAGGCTGAAATAGACTTTCCCGGGTACGAGCTACTAAATGCTAAGGTAGATGATTTAGCTAAAGGATGGGAAAGCTATGTAGTAACTTCTAAATCGTATCCTTACGATAAAAAGACTAGGGCAGAACTAAATCGCATTCGGAAAGCCTTAAATGATCGAAGAAAATCAATTACACAACAAGCTAGTCAACCT